ATGCTTGACAGTGACAATATTTTGACGTAGCATGTAAGCATCGCGTATAGGTCTCTGACAGAGAAGGCCGCGAGAGGCGTAAAGCCGCTCATATACCATTCAAAGGCCCCGACAGGCTCCCTTGGAATTGGAAGTGATTAAACTCATTTTTAACTTTTAAAGGAGTCCTGACATGGGCGCAAGTTCTACTTTTACGGAACTGGTATCAACGACCTTTCGTAAACATCGCAAAGAAATAAAAGACAACATTTCAAACCGTAATGCACTGTTAAAGTACATTATGAAAAAAGGCAATTACTCGCAAGAAGATGGCGGGTTGACTATTGCTACTCCCCTGGATTACAACGCAAATGGCACTTATCAACGCTATTCAGATTGGGACACGCTGAACATTTCACAATCTGATGTTATCAGCTCGGCTGAGTATCAATGGCGCCAAATCGCCATTAACGTGGTCGCTTCTGGTCGTGAACTACGTATTAACAGCGGTGATGCACAAATCATCAAGCTTGCAAAAGCTCGCATGAAAAATGCTATTCGTACGTTTAACAACAACTTTTCAAGTGATTTGTATTCATCCGGTTCATTAGCAAACCAAATTAATGGACTGCAGGCGCTTGTCGCTGATACCAACACCAACGTAGTTGGTGGTATTGATGCGAGCGTGTGGTCATTCTGGCAAAACAAGTCATACGGCGCAGCTGCTCACTCTGTAACCGCATCCGCTATAACTATCGAAGGCTCTTTGATGCTTCCGACTTGGTTGTTAGTGGACAGAGGGCCAGACGATCAACCAAACTTGATTGTTGCTGATAATACGTTTTACTCGTACTTTGAAAACAGCCAGACTTCACTTAAACGTTATGCTTCGACTGAAAGTACTAGTGCCGGTTTCGTAACTTTGAAATACAAGAACGCTGACGTAATTTATGACGGTAACAGCGGTATTCCTGCAAACCACATGTACATGTTGAATACTGAGTATTTGAAATTGTGTGTACATAAAGATGCAGACTTAACAGAAGTGCCTGAACAGCGACCAGTCAACCAAGATGGATCAGTTATTCCTATTCTTTGGATGGGTAACCTGGTTTGTTCTAACAGAGCGCAACAAGCTGTTATCACTCTTTAATTCAATGCCCCGTGAAAGCGGGGTGTTTTATAAATTATCAAGGAATTATTATGTTTGCAACAATAACGGCAGGCAATCAGCCTTTTAATGATTGGTTCGCGCCCGACACCGTACAACGTCATCCGCTTGGTTTCCAAGTCGATGCAGTTGATCCTTTTTGGGGTGGAGGTCGGTTTATTTATGTCAAGTCTGGCGATGCTATTTTAAAAGGCTCGCTGGTTATGTTTGATGAGCAGTACACAGCGGTATTATTACCTAATACAGCATCACAACAATTTCCATTCGGCATTGCAATGGCTCCATCTGCATCAGGCACTTATGGTTGGTTACAGATTGCAGGGCGCGCAGTTATCAAGACCAATGCAACAGTTGCAGCGGATGCGGCTATGGGTGTTACGGCGGCAGGTATTGCTGGCGCTTACAGCACGCTGAAAGGCTTTGTTGGTGTTCGTAACCGTAAGGCTGCAACAGGTACCGAGACAATTGCCAACGTGAATGTAAAGCTTGGTAGTTCGGCTTTATATTGCGTCAATGGTTATGACGGTGCTTTCTTGGGTGCGGCCATTACATCAGGCTCAGGTATCCCTGTTTCTTCTGTAGTAGCAAAACTATTGCCAGACGGCAAAACCATCATGATGGGATCCGCAATCGGCACGGTTGATAAAATATCTACAGCTGATGGCACTATTGCATCATTGACGTTAACTTATACCGGCTATGGATCAGCTTTGATCAATAATCCATCCTGCACTTCCGCAGTCGCTTAACAATAAAAGCCCCGCTTCGGTGGGGCTATTTTTAGGAATAATATGCAAAATCAAGTGCAATTAAATAATGACGTTGGCGGAATGCCGTTTGTTCGCTTTGAACGTATGCCTGTTGAAGATGCGCAGGCTAGCCTTACGGCTGGTCACTATGTCGCGAAAGACATAGATTATGCAAAGATCACTCCACCTTTTAGCAAAGATATATTTGTAACCACCGTTGCTAATTGGAAAGAACAATTAAAGCAGGATGCAGCTCAAGGCCGAATCCCGCATGAATGGCTGGCAAAGTATGACGCGCATTATCAAGCGTGGCTGACGGGTCAGGAATTGCCAGTTGACGGAACTCCTATCCGTGGCTGGGGCGTATGTTCACCGGCTCAACAAGAGACGTTGATACGTATGCACATATTAACCGTCGAGCAACTAGCACAATTGCCACACGAGGGTATTATGCGCGTTGGCATGGGTGCGGTCGATTTAAAGAATAAAGCAGAAGCATGGCTAAAACAGCTTAAAAAGGCCGGGCCAAATACGTTGGAAATTGCCGCATTAAAAAAGGAAAATGATGTACTTAATGTATCAATTGCAGGGCTAGAGTCGCGCGTTGTTGAGTTGACCAGGCTTATTGACCAGGCTGGTCTCTTGAAACAAGAGCCAGTGGCGCAGCAAAAGCGCGATACTATAACCGTTGACGACCTGATGGCTGACTAATGAATCTTTTAACGCTAGTACAAAAAGTATGTGACCGTATTAGTATACCTAAGCCGACTTCGGTAATGGGATCAACTGATAGCCAGATTACACAACTTTTAGCGTTATTGGAAGAAGAAGTAAACGACCTTGCCAAACGCCACGACTGGCAGGGTTTAGAGCATGAGGCCGTACACACAACTATAAATGCTGAAGATCAAGGCGCTATCGAAACCCTTGACCCAGGTTTTAGGTTTTTACGTAATAATACCATTTGGGACTATACCGATAGACTGCCAGTATTAGGGCCATTAAGCGGTAAACAATGGCAGGCGATTAAAGCTATTCTAGCCAATGGCCCGCGTTATTATTTCCGGTTTCGTGGCAATCATTTAATTGTTAATCCTATCCCTGCCGCGGGACATGTTTGGAAGTTTGAGTATCAATCGAAATACGCGATACTTGCAGCGGACGGCGTGACGCTAAAAGAGTTTTTTACTGCTGATACCGATACTTTCATCTTGCCTGATGATTTGCACCTATTGGGATTAAGGTGGCGCTGGATGCGAGAAAAGGGGCTGGATTATGGCGAGTTATTCAATACCTATGAATATCAAGTAAAAGATGCAATGGGGCGCGATGGTGGCGCACCTGTGTTAAGCATGGATGGAGACAGGAAGGAAACGCGGCCTGGTATCTTTGTACCCAATGGCAACTGGACTGTTCCATGAGACAGCCAGCTATAAACAAGGCGCAGGCAAAGCAACAAATTAGCCAATTTGTAAGCTATCAAGCGCCGATAGGCGGCTGGAACGCCATTGATGCACTGGCAAACATGCAGCCAACCGAGGCCGTACAGTTAGATAACTGGTATCCACGTCCTAATTATTGTGAGATTCGAGGCGGCAGCGTAGCAACTGCAACTGGCATGACTGGGAACGGCAAAACACTTGCTGTTTATAATGGTATAACCGGGCTTAATAAAATGTTTTGCGCCACTGCAAGCGGCGTATATAACGTATCATCCAGCGGCGCAGTAGGGGCATCCGTAGCAGCCAGAACCAATGGCAAGCATCAACACATGATGTTCGGAGATGGGACAAATAATTATCTAATCATGGTGAATGGGGTTGATAAACCGCTTTACTATGATGGTACAACTTGGCTGGCAGTAGATGGAGCGACAAGCCCAGCATTAACAGGAGTAACCACTACAAACCTTATCGGCTTATGCATGTTTAAAGGCCGGTTAATGTTTATTGAGAAAGGCACGTTGGCGTTTTGGTATCTGGCGGCGGGGGCGGCTGGTGGACTGCTTACAAAATTTGATCTATCAGGCGTGGCGCAACAAGGCGGCTATTTGATGGCGGCTGAATCATGGACAGTTGACGCTGGCAACGGCGTTGATGATCGGATGGTTTTTGTTACCAGTAATGGCGAGGTCATTGTCTATCAAGGCACTAATCCCTCATCATCTACAACATGGGGCTTGGTTGGTATCTACCATATAGGAGAGCCATTAGGCCGTCAGTGCATACTAAAGATAGGTGCAGAATTAATATTTTTGACCAAAGACGGCGCTTATCCAATATCGACAATTTGGCAGGCATCAGGCCTTGACTTTTCAAAAGCGGCAACACGTAAAGTACAGAACGAATTTAATGATATGGCGCGTATTTATGGCGCTAATTATGGATGGAAAGCCATATCTTATCCTGAACAATCGGCGGTATTAGTCAATATTCCGCTTGCAGAGGATGGCATACATTATCAGTTTGTCATGAATACGTTAAACAATTCATGGTGTCGATTTATTGGATGGGATGCTGAGGACTTTGCGCTGTTTAACTCTGAGTTATATTTTTGCAAAGGTACTGGCGTTTACAAGGCATGGACTGGTCTGTCTGACTTAGGCAGCAACATTTCAGCCTACGCAAAAACAGCATTTTCATACTTCAATACACCAGGACAGCAGAAGGATTTTAAACTGTTTAGGCCGGTAATAGCGGCCAGCGGGACACTATCATTTTTAACCGGAATGGACATTGATTACAGCGATAATCCATTAACCGCATCATCTACTTACGCCATATCAAGCGGCGGGCTTTGGGGTACGGCAGTATGGGGTAGTTCATTATGGTCTACGACGACCTTAACCACCGTTAAAAAATGGGCGACTCCTAACATTTACCCAGGATATGCGGCGGCAGGGAAACTAAAGATCGATACCAAAAATTTAAATGTGCAGTGGTATAGTGTTGATTATGCGTTCGAGGTCGGTAATGGCATATAAGATTATTGATAATGATCGGGTAAGGTGTCAGGCATGGGTAGCCAGTATATCCGGTACAGTCGGCGCTGAAATGACCGAGACTATCGGCCTTGAGAAAGACGGAGAATTGGTGTGTGTAGTAGGGTATAATTGCTTCAATGGCAAGTCATGCCAGCAACATATTTATAGCGACGGAATAGCAAAATACGCGCCACGAAATTTTATATGGTTTATTTATTATTATCCGTTTATACAGCTTGGACTTGACCTATTAATAGGCATATTCCCAGAGGATAACGCCAATATTATCAGACTGGCATCACATGCAGGATTTGAGGAAAAGTATAGAATTGATGGAGGCCATCCAGATGGCGATTTAATTTTATGTACGATGAAAAAGTCAGACTGCAAATTATTAAACATCAAAATCAAGGTATAAAATTATGGGCGGCGGATCAGCACCAGGAACACCGGATTATGTAGGGGCGGCAAATGCCCAGGGCGAGGCTAATTTAAAGGCAGCGCGCGCAACTGGGCAAATGAACAACCCAAATGTCAACAATCCATACGGAAAGCAGTCTGTTACCTGGAATGGGGACACAGCAACCATTAACCAAACTCTATCACCTGAGCAGCAAAAACTGTATGAATCAGGTTTGATCGGCAAGAACACTAATTTGCAGACCGGCAACTCGCTTGCTAAAAACTCTCAAATGGCACTTAGTAAGCCGGTAGACTTTAGCGGGCTACCAGCGGCGCCAACAAGTGCAAATAAAACCCGGCAAGATGTAGTAGACTCGATGATGAGTCGCGTTAATACCGATACGACAGGACAACGAGACGCAGCAAACTCTCAGCTAATAGCGCAGGGAATAAGGCCGGGTACGGCGGCGTATTCTACGGCAATGACCCAAATTGACCGCCAATATAACGATGCAAGACAGCAGGCGATTAATGCTGGCACTTCGGCGGCGAGTCAAGATTACAGCCAAAACATGGGAACGCACCAGCAAGCTATTAGCGACATGTTGGCGCAGCGTGATACTTCATTAAACGAAATGAATGCCCTACAGGGTGGAACACAGGTTAGTAACCCATTTGCTGGTAACTTAGGTTTTCAAGGTGGTGCAAGCGTACAGGCCGCTCCTATCGCTAATGCAGTAGGGCAACAAGGGCAAGCGGCACAAAATATGTACAACGTCCAACAAGCAAGCCAGAACGGTAATATTTCAGCCGGAGCTGGCATGTTGGGTTCATTAGGTCAAGCCGCAGCTACATATTACAAATGATAAGCGAATTAGCCAAACAAGGTAATATGCCGTCTATCATGGAAGTGGAGCGGCAGTTATTGACAATGGAGCAAGTAGAATGCCCCGTAACCCATTATCATATTGACGGGGTTTATTGTCGGTCGATGTTCATTCCTGCCGGGACACTATTAACTGGCAAGATCCACAACAAAGAAAATATTTCAATACTTGCTCAGGGTACGATTAGGATAACCAACGGCGAAACGTCAAAGTTCGTTGGCGCTCCTTACATTATGGTTGATAAGCCAGGGATTAAACGTATGGGGTATGCTGAAACGGATTGTACCTTTATCAATGTTATGAGGTCTGATTTAACCGACATTGCAGAGCTTGAGCGTGAATTAGTGAGCGACACTTTTGAAGAATACGAACAAAGGCGGCTAACATGAGTTTTATAGCAGCAGGGGCAGCAGTAGCGGCGGCGGCTGGATTATCCGGTGCTGCTGCCACAGCAGTAGGGGCGGCGGCAACTGTAGCCATGTCAGCAGCTACCGGATCGGCTCTCGGCGCTGGTGTATCGGCAGCGACAGGAGGAGATGTAGGCAAGGGCGCATTAATGGGTGCGGCAGGCGGAGCGGTTACGGGTGGTCTGGGCGCACTTGGTGCGGCAGGCGGAGCAGCGGGCGCGGCAGGTGAGGCAGCAGCGGCAGCAGCACCGGCAGCGGGGACAGAAGCGGCAGCAGCAGGAACCAGCGCGGCGGGTGGCTTATCCAGCGCAGGCGCAGCGGGTACTGAGGCGATAACCCCGGCTTTTGAATCGGGTGTAGCGGGAACAAGCGCAGGAACAGGGGCAGGCGAGGCTGGCTCTACAACCGGACAATTAGCAGGGGCAAGCAGTATTAACCCGGCATTCGACTCAGAAGTTGGACGGATGGCAGCTCAGGGAGGCGTTGCTGGCACGCCTGGAACAGAGGCACTCGGCACAGCAGGAACAAGCGCGGGTGATGTTGCGGGCGGGGCGGTCACTCCGGACATTGCAGGAGATGCGGCAAATGCTGGGATGCTGGCTAATCAACCAGCCGTACAAGGGCTTAAGACGCTGTATAAGATTAACGATATGTCCAACAACATAAACGGCCTAACTCAACAGCCAGATTACAGCAACATAACCAGGGCAGAAGGCAACCAGCTAGGCCAGGCTATTATTGCAACACCAGCGCCAAATTTTAAAGATAAGATTAAAAATCAAATGCTAATGAATAACTTTGGGATGGGTTTCTAATGGCTACACTAGACGAAGAACAAGCGGCGATAGCAAGGCGGCAGAAGATTGCAGAAATGTTAATGCAGCAAGGACAGCAACCACTAGAAACAAATCAAATGGCTGGGGGTTATGTTGTGCCGGTTTCGCCATTAGCCGGGATTGCCAAAGTAACACAACAGTTAGCGGGGGCTTATGTTGCGCGCAAAGTAGATCAGGAAAGCAAAGACCTATCGCAAAGAAAACAGGATATAGTGAAGGCGCTTTATACCGGAGCAGAGCCGCCAACATTGGCAGCGGTGGCTAATAGCGGGCTTGCGTCGCCAGAAAGCTTATTGACAATGGGCGCTAATATCCAGACAGCCAACGCATTACACGGTGCAAAGGTTGAGGATAGACAAGCCGCGTCAAATAATATGATGGCGCAACACGCAGCGGATGCAAAAGCACGCGCAGAGGAGGCTAGTATTAGACGGCAAGAGGAGGCGGCTAATAGAGAGCAAATGATAAGATTAACAAGGAGCCTGACACCACCACCCACACCACCCGCAGATCCGGCAGTACAGGTTATTGGTACGGATGGAAAGCCCCATTTTATGCGCACATCTGACGCTATCAAGAATGGCGCTTCACCTTATGCGCAACAGTCCGCCGGTGGTGTTGAGATTATTGGCCCAGATCAAAAACCTGTAGTCGTATCAAAGGCCGATTCTGTAGGTCATCAGTTATTCCATCCGTCACTAACTTCTGGAACGTCGATGGAATTGCCTCCAGAAACGGCTGATTTTATAGCAGGGCAGCTATTAGCTGGAAATAAAAGCGCGGCAGCAAGTATAAGAGCAAGCGGAGATAAAAGCGCCTGGACAAAAGTACAAATATCATTACAAAAACAAGCAAAAGATGCGGGTATTGATCCAAAAGAATTAACGGCAATAACCGGAGAATTTGAAGGCTTCAAATCAGGACAAAGGGCACTCGGTAATAGACAGGCTAATATTGAAATGGCAAGCACAGCTGCGGCTAAATTGGCACCATTAGCAGTTGAAGCAAGCGATAATTGGGAGCGTACAAAGTACATGCCAATTAATAAGATAATGGCGGCGTATGATGCGGGGACAAGTGACCCAGAAATACTTAAATTTGGAGCAGCGCACAATGCGCTTATCAATGTTTATTCAAGAGCCATTAACCCGACTGGCGTACCAACTATTTACGATAAGCAACACGCGAGTGAAATACTTGATAAAGCCGTAGGTAAAGAAGGTTATCAAGCAGCAGTTAGCCAGTTAATGAAAGAAATACAAGTAGAGCAAGAGGTGCCAGACGCAGTAAAGGCTGATACAAGAGCAAGGTTTACGGGCGCTGAAAGACCAAAGGATAACAAACCCAATACTAAGGTTTTGAAATTTGATGCTAATGGCAATGTGGTGCAATAATGACTAGAACTGCAATAATGCATGACGGAACGGAACTACAATTCCCTGACGATACGCCAGACGCAGTAATTCAGGCTACGGTAAAGCGCCAGTTATCAGGAGAAGTTCATTCGCCATCATCAATGCCCTTATCAGAAGTAGCAACACAAGCCGCATCAAATCTCATTCCGTCTATTGGTGGACAGGTGGTTAATGTCGTAAAGGCCGCAATTCATCCCATTGACACCTTAACTAATTTACATAAAATAGTTAGTGGCGCAGCCCAAAACATGCTTCCTGAATCGCTACAGCCTGAAAGCAGGAAGGGCGACAGGGATGCTGCTAATGCTATCGCTGAACTATATAAAAATAATTATGGAAGCGCAGAAGGGTTTAAACATCATTTAGCATCAGACCCAGGCGCGGTGATGATGGACGCATCGGCCTTATTGACAGGTGGCGCAGGATTGGCGGGCAAGGTTCCGGCGCTTGCAAAACCCGCAGCCATAGCAATGGAGGCCGGTACAAAAGTAAATCCTTTGTATGTACCGGCTATATTGGCACGTAAAACAGCGAGAGGCGCGGCGCAAGTGGCCCCCGTCATAGCTGATGCGGTTTCTCCTACAGGACAAGCGGCGACACTGATAAAGCGAGACTTTCCAGACGGGAATATTCCAACACAGGCACCCTCATTATTGCGGGACATGCCAGCGGATTTTGTTGGCGCTCCGGTTCCAAAGTTTGGCTATGCTGGGGTTGAGCCTACGGCGGCGATGATTTCAGACAATCCAAATATATTACGAATGGAGATGAACGCCAGGAATAGAAATCCTGTTGGTTTCTTCAATAAAGACAATCAAAATACATCAGCAATTTATAGCATGTTACAGGACAATGCTATAAGTGACATTAAGACTAACGGATTGCAAGACGCTTTAAATGCCAAAACAGGTCCGTTAAGGGAGGCAGCATTTGAGGCGGCACGTAACAATCCAACTTTTAGGGATAAATTGCAGGAGATAATTACCAATAAAGGCAATGAGCCAGGTATAAGAGCAAGTAAAGCAATGCCGGTTATAAAGCGCGCTACAGATGCGTTAATATTACGCGAGCAGGGTGCAAATAAAAGTTCTTTGCCTTTAGTCCCTGGCGAGGCTCCTGTATTTAAGCCTTGGTATGATAAAGGTGTAGATTATGAAAAAGATAATTTATTAAATGCCATAACCAAAGAGGGCGGTATAAATAAAGACCTAGCACAACAAACATATGGGAATAATATCTGGGAGGATGTCCCAGGCGGCTTTAATGTTTTTAGAAACAGCGGCGGTCATTCTTTAGACGACTTGTCAGCAAGAATGGTTGAGCATGGCTACTTGCCAGAAGGTTCTGGGCCTTATGACTTAGTTGATGCATTATATGGCAATCCGAGAGAGCAATATTCTATTAATAAGAATGATTTTGGTTATAACGCTGCAACAACAGAACATGATCAGTTGACATCGAGGCTTGATAGCTTAATAAATGTTTTAGGTGAAAGGAATACACCAAAAGCACCAAAAATACCAGGTAATTTGGTATCACATGCTGACCCAAAGGACATTTATACCTTGCGTAAGGAGTTGGGCGATAGCTTAAACTCAACCAGCATTGCTCCTGATGAATTAACCAATGCGGCAAAAAGTAATCTGCACTTAACTTCTGAATTAATGGGGCATATTGATGACGCTCTGAATGAGTCATCCGGCGGCGCTTTTGAAAATTATTTAAAACAACATTCATCCGGTATGGGGCCTATAACACAGGGCAGAGCATTTCAAAATATTGTTGATAAATTTGATCTATCTGCTCGTGTCTATGGCAATACTACACCACAAATAACTCCCTTTGCATTACGCAAAGCAGTTGATGATAATACATTTTTTAATGCCGGAAAGAAAGGTTATACTAGCACTATAGGCGACACTCAGCGCACAAAAGTAACCGATGCTGTTGATGCTATGAACGCTCTAGAAGCGGCTAAAAAGGGCACAGTATCGGTAACAGGATCGCCAACAGCTACATTTGCAGCCAGTTTAATGAAAGAAGGATTGGCGCGTGTTCCTGGTGCTGGATTGCCAACGAAAATAATTAGTGTTGCGAAAGCGCTGGGGGAATTAAGAGGACAGAAGGCGCTTGATGATGCACTTTTGAATCCTGAAAAGTTACAAACAATTTTAGACAAATATCACGCAAGGAACAAACCATGAGTAGAAACGGCAGCGGCACCCAAACAAGTCCGGCGGGATCATTCCCTGTAGCGAATGGCGATGTAACTGACGCGGTAAAGTTTAACAATGTCATCAATGACATAAACACCTCATTAACGCAGTCTATTGCTAACAATGGTGAAACGCCTATATTGGCTAACATCCCAATGAGCGGGTTTAAGCTAACTAATCTAGTAGCGGGCGCCGTTTCTGGTGACTCGGTTGAGTATGCGCAGATGCTGGCATTTGGCGCGTCGGCTATTGCTAGCGCGTTTGCATCTGCAGTCAATTTAGTAATAACTGCAGCGGGTAATCTTGCAAGCGGAGCCGGTCAGATATATTTAAACGGTACGGGTTCAAATCGAATTGATTTCAACAGCAATGGCTCGGCAGCGCCGTCATTCACTACGCGCAGCCTAGGCACAAAAATAACCCTTCTTAATGGTATCACTGGCGTATCTACTGACATAGGGTTAGGCATTGAATCGGTCGGTATGTGGTCATCAGTGCCAACGACAGGGAACGCATTTAAATGGTATGGCGGTACTACTGTAGCGGCTACCTTGTCCGGTACTGGGCAATTTACAACATTGAGTGATATTACAAGCGGGGCGGGTTTAACCTCAACAAGCCCAACTAGCGGCGTTGGTTATGCTACAGGGGCGGGTGGTACAGTAACACAGCTTACAAGCAAATTAACAGGGGTAACCCTTAACAAAATTTGCGGAGTTGTTTTAACCGCCAGTGATGCATTAGCAGCAGGAGCAACAGCGATATTCCTAGTAACAAATAGCACTGTCGCAGCAACGGACTATGTTAATGTCGGATTCCAGGCGGTAGGGACTAATTCAATAGCAAATTACAGTGTTAAAGCCTCAACTGTAACAACCGGCGGTAGTTTTTATGTTGCGCTAACAAACGTGTCGGCTGGCAGTTTATCACAAGCTATCCAGATAACTTTTAATGTCGTCAAATCGGTGAATGCATAATGAATTATAAACAAGAAAGCATAACAGGCACGTCATACTTACGAGCCAAATCAGTAAAAATAGATAGCCCAGTAAATCAGACACCGACTGTTTATTTTGTTGAAGAACAAGTAACAACGCTGGCAAGTGGTGAGGTGCTGACAAAGGAAGTCGATCAGCTTTTAGTCAGCTATGACCCGCTGGCAGCTATTACGGTGCTTGACCCTGCAACTGGCTTGCCGACAGGCTCAACATTAACCCATGCCCAAATTTACCAATATTTATACAGTGTCTACATGGCCGCTGCAACTAAACGCGATCAAGGAATTTAGAAATGGCAACAGAATACAGAGACATAGTTAAGCCAGCAGTACAGGCAAAGGCTACTGACGTTACAATAGTCAACACCCCCGTCGACATAGTGCCTGGGACGGTTGGGCTTAGTGTTACTGCTAATGGTGATATTTATAGCACTAATGGCACATATAAACGAAAACTAGGCCAAGATGTAATTAACATTCTAAAGCAAAAGCTTGTCGGAAGAAATCTAATTGCTCCTAAAGTTATGGCAAGCCCTCCAACCGTAACAGCTCAGGCAAATAATGCACAACCCGCTTCTTGGACAATACCGTTAGCCAGTGCTGTTGTTATAAAATATCAACCGACGATTGGCACATTTGACCCACGCATAAAAGTAACTACGCCAGAGCTTAAATACGATCTTCAAACTGGCGCATTCGGCGACGGTATAAGCATAAATTTCATCACTTTAGCTATTCCAACTAAGGCGTCGTCTGGTATGCAGATCAGATTTACAACTGATTCTCCATATTTTGGCATTGCGTTTATGTCGCCTCCAAAAGTAACTATTACCTGTGATGGTGAATTAGTAAGTGCTTACCCGGCACAATCCGCCGTTCTAGGAAATCAAAGAAACTATCTAACGCTGCAATTTGCGACTCGCAAAATGCGAGAATTTGTTATTTATGCTGATAATAGTTTGGCGTTTGGGGGGATTGCTATCGGCCCAAACGATTCTTTGGCTACCCCATCTGCACCAGACTTAAAAATATTAGGCGATGGTGATAGCTATATGGGACTACCTAGTAATAGGTTCATGTACGGATTTAACGGCGAAATAGGCAGCTTCTTAAATGCTGACTGCAATATTTTATCAGGCGCAGGCACAGGCTACATAACGGCGGGTGCATTAGATACATTCAGGGGGCGGCTTCCTGGGCTATCAACCGCGTTTGCTGGAACGCCTGATGTTGTTTTTATAGCAGGTGGTATTAACGACCCTATTGGCGCGGCGTTAAACACAGAGATCCCTATTTACTACGCTGCATTAAGAGCGCAGTATCCAAACGCGTTATTAATCGTAGTTGGGCCGTGGTGCCCAACAGAAGCAAATGGTGCAAGTTGGACAACTGGAAAAACTAATCCAATATTCTCAGCAGTTAGAGCCGCAGGCGGCTTATATATGCTCCTCGATAACCTAAACGGGACTTATGAAATATCAGGCGGGGTCACTGGTTCGCTCGGTGGTACAGCTTGGCAAACTGGCACTACAGCAGTTACCGGCGGAGTCGGTCAGATTACAAGCATATCAAGATCGGCAAACGTAGTCACAGTAAACACGCTTGCTGCTTATGGCGTAACGACCGGAACTGTATTTCAAATAGTTGGTCTGGGCAGTTTTGACGGAAGATTTACTGCCACAGGGGGGGCTGCAAGCACATTTACATATGCGCAGACAGGGGCAAATGAGACGGGGCCGACTAATGTCGGATACCTACCATTGTCTATAACTCCTGGGTCTGGTTCAGGTGACGTATACTTTGCAGCGTCGGCAGGCGATCAAACACACTATAATACAAATGGTGTTGAATACCTAGCGTATAGACTGCTATCAGCTATAGCTGTAGCTATACGGGCGTTCTAATGCCAATCCTCGTAATCTACGCACTAATCGCCGCATTATTTGGCGGCGGTATAACACAATAAATAAGGAGCTAACATGTTTGGAATTGATGATGCTATAGCGGCAGGAAGCAAGCTTGTTGATGATGTAGTGACTCGGATTTGGCCGGATGCGACAGAAATAGAAAAAGCAAAGTTGGCACAGGCAGCGCAAGAAATTAATAATCAGTATGCGCTGGTCATTGGTCAGCTCGACATTAACAAAGTAGAGGCGGCCTCGCCTCACTGGTTCGTAGCTGGCGGTCGTCCTGCGGCGATATGGGTTGGCGTTCTGTCCCTGCTTTATAGCGGCGTGGGAGTATCGCTTCTATCATGGATAGCGCTATGTGCAGGGCTTCCGGTGCCCCCACCATTCACTGATACTACAGCCAATACGATCCTGATGGGGCTGTTAGGCTTAGGAGGTATGCGTACAGCTGAGAAACTGAAAGGTGTTGAGACTAAAAAGGTTGGCAAATGATTTGCTTTAGCAAAGCCCTAGAAGCCATGAAAGCAGGAAAGGCGGCGGTACGAGATAGGGGTAAAGGATGGTGTGGGAAAGAGGTTCTAATGATTAAGCCGGACCGAAGGGAAGAAGGTCTTAACTTTTACAAGCAAACCCCCCCCACGGTCGGCATGGTAGGAGTGCGGTTTTACGAAATAACGAATCAGGATGTTTTGGCTACTAATTGGAGAATCATAGAATGATTAACTCGACATTACTTTGCTACCGACACCAATGTCGGGAGCAAACTCTAACTTTTGGCATAAGACGGTGGTTATAATGCAAAGCATCAGCAGGGACGAACTTAAACAAATTCTTGAGGATATTTTTGAGGAACGCTCGAAAATGGATAGCATAGAACATGCTGAACAGCACGAGTGGCTACGGACGCGCATCCAGGCTGAGAAAGATCGGCAGGAATTTTATAAAGAAGGTGTTAAAATCATCATGCAATATTCAATTCCCGTAATTGCCACCGGCGTGTGGATGTGGGCTAAGGGGCATATAAATTGGTAGTGGTAGCGAAAGCAATATTATGGGCGTGCTACTTACCACTTATGGCGTTATTTTTACTTGGAACTTTACAAAAGAGGTTGACTGATGGCGGCTACAACTGAACAAGTATATTTTAATCATTCTATTTTCTTATACATAAAATACGGGTTCATGGCTGTATTTAGCCTGATAGCAAAATATCTTATCGCTTACCCACTGACGCCTTTTTTAGTGTTACTCAGTAATGGCGGTGATTCTCCTAAGCTCCCTGCGTGGCTGGAATGGTTCGATACAAATGATAACAGCCTTCGGGGAGACTTGCCGTGGCAAACAGAGTGGCGGCCATATCTAAATGAATCGAACGCATACCAACGCTACATCAACCAATGCTTTTGGCTATGGCGAAACTCGCTGCATAATTTCCAACTCTCAGTTATGGGCGTCAAATTGCAGGGGTTACTCTGCGAAAATATCTTAACCATTGGCGACGAGACAATTCAAAACACGCATCCTGGTAAATCTGGGTTGGTACGCAGGTATTTGAGGCGTGACGGCAAGATAGCGGCATTTCAATGGTATTATGTGCGTCAGTGGAAGTGGTTTCCTGATCGTTGTATCAGAATCAATTTAGGGTGGAAGCTTTGGGGATACACAGGCAAGTCTGGCGAGATAGCACAATTTACTTTTAGCCCTTGGATTTGGAATAACTACACCGCATGAGCATCTTTTATAAATGCAAACACTGTGAAACAAAGTTGATGATTATCGACCACGGAGCCGCACAAGTGCATAAGTGCCCACGGTGCGGTTACAAGAATACTGTGGTAGACTTTGACATGGTAACCATTGACGGAGAATTACCGAGCGACGAAAACCATTGGGCGTTCAAATAGTATAATGCGGGATTAGTTTAATGGCAAAACTAGAGTTTTCCAAACTCAAGTCAGGGGTTCGATTCCCCTATCCCGCTCCAATAACAGACATTTTTTTTAATTTAAAGCGGACTATTTATGCTAAAACCGAAGCGTAAAATAAAAGAAGTAGTTTACATTTCCGAACATCCAACCAAGCTTTTAAAACCCCGCAACCCTCGCCAGTCTTTGGCAATTTCATCTATCTGTAACAATTCTATTACGATCCTATCCGGCCCAGCTGGAACAGGGAAAACCTTTGTGGCTGCAGCTAAAGCAATCGACCTATTACATGCCGGAATCATAAGCCAGATTATCATTACCCGGCCCTATATCGCATCAGAAAAGATGGGTTATCTGCCAGGTGAAATAGAAGATAAATTTGCTCCATACCTTGAGCCTTATATTGATTGTTTTATTGACCGCATAGGTAAATCGGCATTAAATGCAATGCTGGCTGACGGTCGCATCCATGCGCAACCTATCGCTTTCATTCAGGGAAAAACCTTTAATGATGCGCTTATTTTGCTGGATGAAGTGGAGAACGCAACACATGAACAGATTAAGCTGGTACTTACGCGCTTGGGCGATAACAGCAGAGCTGTGCTTATGGGCGATACTGACCAGAGTTACATTAATAATTCAGGTTTTCATGAAGCGATGAAAATATTAAAAAATGTGCCTCGCTTGGGGTTGATAGAATTTCTTATTGAAGATGTTGTGCGGTCTGACACATGCCGTCATGTCCTGGAAGCTTACGCTGAGTATAGAAAATGAGTGATAAACTAAAGATCGTGCAGTTTGTAAAGAAGGCCAACCATGATAATCATGATTTAACCGCAAATCAGGTACTTGAGGGATCAATGAATTTACTTGACGTGTGCATGGTCATCGGCAAGGAAGCGGGCGGAGAGCCGTTTTTTATGTCTACAACAACAGATCGAGCTACCATCTTGCTAATGATAAAAGAGCTTGAGCACGATCTCTTAACCCCGGTGTATGACTATGAATGAAATACTAGCGATATTGATACCACTGCTAAAAGAATTTGAAGGATGCAAGCTTAAGGCGTACAAATGCCCGGCGGGTATCTGGACAATCGGCTATGGATGCACAGGTTCGGAGGTGTGTGAAGGGCTAACATGGTCACAAGTAAATGCTGATCAGCATCTATTACAGCGGGCTATTGAGGCAATATCTCAGGTACTTGATGCAAGCCCCATACTGCATAACGAAAAGCCACATCGTGTCGCAGCGCTGGCTAGTTTTGCCTATAACTTAGGTATTGGTAATTACAACAAATCATCCCTAAAATTCAGAGTTAATCAAGGTGACTGGATAGCGGCACAGACTGAAATTAAGAAATGGAGTAAGGCCGGCGGTGTTGCGCTTGCCGGCCTTACTAAACGCAGGGCTAGAGAGTCGTTTTTGTTGGGCTAGCCAATTACCTCAGCTGTAATCTTTCCGGTCAGGGCGCATTTTGTGTATTTTGTTTTAACGGTAGAATCAATTACTGGTACAACATAATGCCCAGTATAATAAATGTCATCCTCAACAATTTTGTATTCAAAACTTATATCCCAAGAAGGCCTAGGCGTTATTTCCCAATCATACTCTCTATCTACTCGCCACGCTATCCGCTTACCGGCCTTAAATGCGGCCTTTTCTTTTACGAATTTTTCGGCAGGATTGGTTAATTCTTCAATACGTTCTTGCGTAATTTCCAATATTTTACGCAAGTGTATGGCGTGGGTTTCAAGGTGTGTTAATTCTTCTTCTTTGGTCATTGTGCTGCCCCTTGTTTTAATTTATTAGCATAATATCGATTGAGTTGATAGGCCTTGTAAGCATCTGGGTTTTTTTCGCGGTTAAGTTTGACTCTTAACTTTTGCGCTTTTGGGTTAGCAGCATATTTTGCCTTTTCCCTAGCTGATTGACAGGCTTTACATTGTGTATTCCGTCCGTCAAACATGCATTTGTTTTTATAAAAAAGATCTAGGGTTTTAACCTCATTACAGCCGCGACAAAGTTTTGTTTGTTCAAGGTCTACATACTCGAAGTCATCCTCATCGTCAGCTACAATGCTAACTTTTACCGACTTCCCTGTGGTCTTAAATTTAGGTTTTTGAACAGATATAAGCGTTAATGCTTGAGCTGTTGAGATTTGTGTCAATGCTACCGTTTTGTTGTTAACAGCAGTCTCTTTCTTTGGTTTATCATTCCTTGATGGTAACGATTCTTTTGGGTGTTTAGCTATCCATTCCATGACTTGTTGTCGATCATAGATTAGTTCGTTTACATTCTTTGCGGACGTTACAAAGCCGCATGTTTGTGGAAAGTTAAGGCCAGGATGGTTATTTATTATCCTGCACAGCTTTTGGCGGTTAATGCCGATAAGTTCGCAGGCTTGGGCGCGGGTGATTACCTTGTTCATTATTCTATGTCCATATCTGAAAATATGAAGCCACCTTTATAATGCTTCATATAACTTATAGCATCCGTCGATAATAACAGGTCTTTATCGGCAGCCATAAGGCGCTCACAGGCCGCATAAAAGGCAATTAATACAATCATGCCAATTATTAATTTTTTCATTACCAGCGTGTAATTTCGCACTGGTAGGCGGTGTTTTTGGTCTTTCATTATCATAAATTCCTCTAGTTAATTGGTGACACTCTTTATCCAGCAACGTTTCGATTTAACTAGCGTCTGGAGAGTGTCGTTAATTATTAATTAGCCGGAGCCGTAGCCGTAGCCGGAGCCGGAGCCGGAGCCGGAGCCGTAGCCGGAGCCGGAGCCGGAGCCGGAGCCGTAGCCGGAGCCGTAGCCGTAGCCGGAGCCGGAGCCGGAGCCGGAGCCGTAGCCGGAGCCGGAGCCGGAGCCGGAGCCGTAGCCGTCTCCGGAGCCGTAGCCGGAGCCGGAGCCGTAGCCGTCGCCGTAGCCGGAGCCGTAGCCGTCGCCGTAGCCGGAGCCGTCTCCGTAGCCGGATCCGTCGCCGGAGCCGTTATTTATATTCATTTATAGAATCTCTGGCAGTATCAGAACATAAAATTGTTTCAATGCATCCAGTTAATTGAATAATAGGGTTAATTATATCAACTTTTTTACCTGCAATTAATCCAAGTTGCGCTACTCCAGACAGGGCAACCCCTCCATTGCTCCCCCATGACCAAAGACGACGCGAGTTTTTTAATACCACCGTATCGCCAACCTGGGAAATCAGTTCGCCAGCGTGAACCCCAGCGGAATAGAAACGGCAAAGCACGTATTTACCAATCATTAACGATTCCGTAGTAGTTGCCTTATCTTTTACCATGTTCAACATGGATGCAATTTGTTTTAATTCGCCAAATGTTAAATTATCTATGTTCATTTTTAAATCCCTGGTTTATGTAAAAATTAATTGTGTCCGGGTTACGGTTCCCGGTTATAACCTGCTCTCGCTCCCGGCTATATCGTAGAATTGGCACTGACTGAGGAAATCACGAAAGGTAGTGTCAGCCCAAAACATCCACCAATTATTTGCCCGATTGGGTGGTACGGTTAAAAAATTATTTACGCTTTGCTATGTTATGCGCGGCTTTTGCTTTTCGTACGCTTGCCATGTGTTTATGGCCTGTTTTGTGCGCACTTTTCCCGGACTTTCCACGCGAGAAATAAGTTGGTAGTTTAGAAAGTTGCTCTTGGTAAATGGCGCTACCTGGTATAAGTACAGATAATGCATCAAGCATTTTAAATAGTGTTTTTGCTCTTTTAAAGGGTTGGTGTTGCATTTTTTTTACTCCTGAATTTATAAAATTTTATATTGGTTCGCCTACCATTTCTTCAATCTTTGATTCGATTGAAATCAATGTTTTTTCGTTCAAAATATCTGTTATGTCGTAATCCTCGATTACGACTTTTTCAATCTCTATTTCCGCTGGGAACCCCTCTTGGGCATTTTTCCAAGGGCCATCAATAATGGCCTTTTGTTCTGGTGTTAGCCAATACGTTACGGTAAAATCAATTCCGTCAATAGACACGTCCGTTGTTATCGGTTTAGCCATTGTCTTGCACAGCTAACCCCAACAGCTCCATTTTAGTAAGCGAAAGATCAATTATCTTTTGATTTATGACGGCGACTTTCGCATCAACAACCGGAGACGGATAAATAGGGGTAAACTCTACGTCTACCCAATCACTAATACGCACCATGTCTTTGTCATCAGTACATCCGAATGTACGTGTTGTTATAATGCCGTCCATACAGTAGCTTATCCATTGATAAGCAGCCATTTTTATTATTATTTTATCGTTCATATTATTCACCTAGTCTCAATTTAATAGCCATAAAGATAAAATCTTTGTATTTTTTCCAAAACTCAAGCGATGACGAGTCCATTTCATTAATTGTTTCGTCGTCAAAATCCCGCCATTCTTGATGTGTAAATATTTTGCATCCGATTTGCAAAACTTCTGCCGTAAATGTAATTGGATATGTTTCTATCTGCATTGAAAAGACTATCGACATATTTCCAGTAACGTAGCTCAGGTTTGCGCCGCTCAGGATTGCTTCGCGCAGGATTGCGTCGCTCAGGCTTGCGCCGGTAAGGTCGGCACCGCTCATGTTTGCATATCTCAGGTTTGCATATCTCAGGTTTGCGTTGCTCAGGTCGGCGCCGCTCAGGTCGGCGCCGGTAAGGTCGGCACCGCTCAGGTTTGCATATCTCAGGCTTGCGCCGGTAAGGTCGGCATATCTCAGGTTTGCGCCGCTCAGGTCGGCGCCGCTCAGGTCGGCATATCTCAGGTATGCACCGCTCATGTTTGCATATCTCAGGTTTGCATATCTCAGGTTTGCGCCGCTCAGGTCGGCGCCGCTCAGGTCGGTACGCGCATCTAAGGAAGCCCTTACAGCTATAGAAGCCGTATTATGTTCAGCCTCATGTCTGAAAATAACCTCTCCATTGAGTCTGTTTTTTATTTGAATTAACATTTTTATTCCCCTGGTTGAAAAAATGCCCCTATCTAGTAGGGGCTAGTGGCGAAAGAGCGCATCTCGTTTCGTTGGTAAGTATATTATCACATTTCTATATAATAACAAGTTATTTATATGCCCAATGCTTAACTTTTTTGAATCTTCCCTCATCAATTACCGTAACATAGCGAATCGTTTTAAAAAACTTGTCGTAATATTCATCTCCTAGTAAAAACATTACAGATTTAACACATACTCCATCTTTAAATTTTGCGATGTCTCCATACTTCTTCTTATCAATCAACATTGACATAATAGCCGCCGTTGTCCGGTCAGCTGGGTCGCCACTTTCCTTAAACCATAAAATATCATTAGCTATATGCCCCATGAATTCATCGTAAAAATTGATCTTTATATGCATTATCGACCGTTTAAGGTCAAGGTATTCGTCAAATGTTACGTGTGCCACTTTGTAGGTCTTAGTTAATGCATCTTGTTTAAGCTTAAGAGCCTGGGATGCTGTACGCATAGAGTAATTACCTTCTTCCCCTTCGCTTATAAACTCAGCCCCGCATACCTTACATTTCTTTGCGCTGAGTAAGTTCGGATAACCGCACTCATCACCGGCTCGATAAGTCAGCTCCTCAAATACTACGGTATCCTCCACGATTGCAAGACAAGGTTTTTTGGGAGTGTCTCCTTTGCGCTTTTTAGGCTTTGGGGTGATAATATCCTCAATGCCTCCGTTAGTAAGTCTTGATAAATTAGTCCCATAATCAATCAGCCAGCCATGCTCCTTGTCATCATGCGGCCTGATAACCCGTCCAACCATTTGCACTAATAGCCCTGGGCTTGTAGTAGCCCGTAACAGCACCACACACTCGAGGGCCTTATGGTCAAAACCTTCGCATAAAATGTCAACGTTCAGAATATAGCGCTGTCCCGATCCTGATTTTATCCACTCGATAGCATCTTTCCGTTGCGCTTTAGTGCATAGCGATTCATCACCGCATACGATGCGCATAGTGGAGTCGTCTCCCCACTGCTGCAAGATATGGCGGGCGTTGGTTAGGTTCGACGTAAAAATAATGGCTGTTTGAATGTTATGGCGGTAAAAATGATCCCGCATATCAACAACAGCTCCGTCTATTATTTCGTCGAACTTTACCCCGGCGGCATCGGCGTTATATTCATTACCGGACATTTTAACGCCGGTCAAATCAACATGGACAGGTGAGTTTAAAACTTCGATGTGGCTTAGATACCCTTCCTCGATTAATTTTTTAATGCCTGGATCAACATAGGAGTCATAAACAAGGTCGGTAAAAAATGGGATGGATTTTATGCTTTCCTCATGTAACATCCCTTGGTCTGGGCGGTATGGTGTTCCGGTAACACCACACACTTTCATGTTCGGATTAATGCGCAACAGACTAGTTATTATTTTCTGTATAATTGCGGGCTTTTGATCTCCTGGCCTAACTTGTAGGCGGTGGCACTCATCTATTAACAGGCGGTCGAAACTGCCCGACTTAGCGATTAAATTTACAAAGCTTGACGACATTGCAATAATCGCTTGGCGTGTGTTTTGGCGCTTGTTGAGCTGCCCGCAAACGATACCAAGGGCGCTCTTATTGTCCATATAATCCCACGCTTCCTTATAATTT